CGAACTTTTATCTGCTGCCAAGGAAATGGGGCAGACCTCTCTAGCAATCACAGACCACGGAACACTATCTGGTCACAGAGATCTCCAGCGTTCCGCAAGGGAACTTGGTATGAAGCCGATCCTTGGACTCGAAGCATACATCTCACCAACCGACAGGTTTGACAAGCGCGACGTTAAGGCTCGTGAAGATGACACATCTCTTTACAATCACCTCATCGTCATTGCTAAGAACCAAACTGGATTGAAGAATCTTCAAACGCTTTCAGAGAAGGCATGGACTGAAGGTTACTACTATAAGCCACGTATTGATAAAGAGATTCTAGAAGAGTATCGTGATGGATTGATTATTCTTTCTGGTTGTATGAGTGGACTTATTTCCAAGGCAATTTCTCGTGGGGATATGGAGTACGCTCATGCCACTACGCAGTGGTTCAAGGACACCTTTGAAGACAATTTCTTTATGGAGATTCAGCCACATAACCCGCTGGAATTAAACCATAGCCTGTTGCAACTCGCAGACTTCTATTCAATTAAGCCAGTAGTTACTAGTGATTGCCATTACGCAAAGCAACAGGACAAGGCTATTGAAGAAATGATGCTTATTCTTTCTACGTCTCCAAAGATTAATAAGGACGCAGACTTTGAGAAGTCTAGAAAGATTAAGGATATTTATGAACGCCTCAACTACCTTTGGCCAGATCGGCCAATCTCTTTTGAAGATATTGAGGTATGGGTTCAGGGGCGTGCTGATGTTCAAACAGCAATGGAGAATCAGGGGATTACTAGAACAGATATCTATGAGAACACGGTGGGTATCTCAGACTCGGTAGAAGACTACGAGTTTAACTCAGGGCTGTCCCTGCTACCAAGTCCAAGGGTTGAGCCAAATGCCAGACTAAGAAAGCTTTGCATGGATGGTCTAAGATCTATGTTGCTGGACAGTAACGTAAAATACCTTGAAAGGCTAGATTATGAACTTTCAGTAATTCAGTCTAAGGACTTCGCCTCTTATTTTTTAATTGTAGGTGACATGATTGGGTGGGCTAAGAATAATGGAATTCTTGTGGGGCCAGGCAGAGGCTCTGCAGCAGGCTCCCTGGTCTGCTATGCCCTAGGTATTACACAGGTTGACCCCCTAGAGTATGACCTGCTGTTTGGTCGGTTCATCAACGAGGAGCGAAATGACTTCCCTGACATTGATGTGGACTTTGAAGACCGTCGCCGTAAAGAGGTAAAGGACTATCTTGTAAGAAAGTTTAAGAACGTTGCATCTATCGCTACGTTTAACTTCTTTAAGGATAAGGGTGTAATCCGAGATGCCGCCAGAGTCTATGGTATTCCACTGGCAGAAGTGAACAAGGCCCTTAAGACTGTTGATACTTTTGAAGACTATGAAACATCTAGGAGTACTGACGAGTTCCGTCGCAAGTACCCCGAAGTGACAGACTTGGCTAAGAGATTGCGTGGAAGGATTAGAGGTACTGGTCTACATGCTGCTGGAATTGTTGTAGCGTCTGAGCCTATCTCTAACTTTGCACCGATTGAAACTCGCAAGGATCCAAAGGGTGTCGCCAATGAGCGCATTCCCGTTGTGGCATACGATATGAACGAGGTTGCAGATATCGGGTTGATCAAGATGGATGCCCTGGGACTAAAGACGCTGTCCGTAATCTCTGATACGCTCCAGTTCGTGAAGGAAAGGCACGACAAAGATATTAATCTGAATGCTCTTCCTCTAGATGATCCAAAGATTTTTAAGAATCTTTCAAACGGATTCACCAGAGGACTGTTTCAGGTCGAAGCAGTTCCATACACAAACCTTCTGATCAAGATGGGTACTGAGAATTTCAATGACTTGGCAGCTTCTAATGCTTTGGTTCGTCCAGGAGCAATGAATACTGTGGGAGAAATCTATATCTCAAGAAAGCACGGCCGTTCTCAGGTTAACTATGCCCACGATATCCTTCGGGATATTACTGAAAGTACTTACGGTGTAATTATTTATCAGGAGCAAGTCATGCGGGCTTGTGTTGAGTTGGCTGGAATGACATGGTCTCAAGCAGATAAGATCCGTAAGATTATTGGTAAGAAGAAGGATGCAAAGGAGTTCGACCAGTATCGCTCCATGTTCGTAGAGGGTGCCTCTAAGCACATTAGTCGTAAGAAGGCAGAGGATCTTTGGACGGACTTTGAGGCTCACGCTGGGTACTCGTTTAATAAGTCACACGCAGTTGCATATTCTATGCTTACCTACTGGACTGCTTGGCTTAAGCACTATTACCCAACAGAGTTTATGTGTGCCGCTATGAGAAACGAGGGGGATAAGGATGTCCTTACAGAGTACCTTATTGAAGCTAAGAGACTTAAGATCAATGTAATTCTTCCTCACGTTAACATTTCTGATGTTAAGTTTTCTATTCAGGGAGACTCTATTGTTTTCGGTCTATCTTCTGTTAAGTTTATTTCTGATAATACGGCGACAGCCCTTATTAGAAGTAGGCCATTCAGAGATTACGCCCATCTGATTGAGGTTGCTGCCACCAAGAACAGCGGTATTAACTCTAGAATGATTTCTGCTCTAGACAAGATCGGTGGAGCCGCATTTGAGGATAATCCAAAAACTGGAGAAGAAAGACACAACATGTATGAGTACCTTGGTGTTCCTAACTTTGAGTCTGGTTCGGTCCCAGAGAATGTTTTGCCATTCGTATCCAAGTGCGACGATTTTGAGGAGCGTGGGGTATTCATAATCATCGGTATGGTTAAGAATATTAAGCGTGGAAAGGGTTGGTCTAGAGTTGAGATGGTTGATGACTCTGGTTCAGTTGGAGTTTTCCACTCAGAAAATACTCAGATTGAAACTGGATCAATGTATCTATTTTTAATTGGAGATAATAGAATTCATAGGTACGTTGAAATTGATGATGTTGAGAGAATGAATGACGATGCGTTCGTAAAGATGATTTCTTCTCCAGATTTCTCCGTTCCAGAAAATGAATATTATGTTGTTGATTTTACCAACTACAAGACAAAAACTGGTAAAATGATGGCACATACTATCATTGCTAACGGCAAGAAAGAGATGCGTAGAGTGTTAGTATTTAATAAGAACTATCCGTCAGCGTTGGTAAAGATGAAGCCAGGGACAACCTGCAAGCTTACGCTGGCTAGGACAGATGATGAAACACTATTTGTGGCGGGAGTATAATGAGTCAAGCATTTGATATGCACGCATTTGTCGTGTATCTACTTAAGAATTTCGGTCCATTCCAGGACACAGTTGAAGGGTTTCAGGGTTCAATGGCCAGCGATGGTGGAACTTATGAGATTGTAATTGATCCAGACGGAGAAGGAAATGTTGTAATCGGTATTCAGAAGGGTGAGGATGAAAAGCCTAAGCTCATTGTGTAAGGACTCACATGAAATTGCAATTGATAAAGGTTTCTGGGATTCCGGGGACTCTAACGACTTCCCTTTTGTAGCGTATAAATTAGCAATGATTCATTCAGAAGTTACAGAGGTAATGGAAGCAATTAGAAAAAGCAAGGGCCGTATTGAGGTTGAGGACGAGTTTGCAGATATTATTATTAGGGTTTGTGATTTATATGAAGCATGCCTAGAAAATGATATTGTGGCTAGAACACTTGATGAAGCCGTCAATTCAAAAATGATGATCAATAAGACTCGTAAAAAAATGCACGGTGTCAAAGGATGATACAATTGAAACCTAATATGGAGATGATGAATGTCTGACGATTTTCTAGCTAGCCTAGACCCCAAGACAAGAAAGCGTTTAAAAGCTGCCTCAGAAGTATCTGTGGAAAGACAGGCAGTTCCGAGTATCGGATTAAGTATTGGTCTTAATGGAGGACTTGGATACGGTAGGCAGACTTTGTTGTGGGGTAACAAGTCTGCTGGAAAATCTAGCCTATGCCTACAACTAATAGGAGAGGCTCAGAAGCAAGGAAAGACGTGTGCATGGATTGATGCCGAACAGTCTTATGACCCAGAGTGGGCTGAAAGACTTGGAGTTGATAGCAGTAAACTACTGCACAGTTCGTCCAAGTCTATTAAAGATTTAGTAGACGACTCTGTTGACCTGCTGAGTAACGATCTTGACATACTTGTGGTTGACAGTATCACTGCCCTTGTTCCATCAACATACTATGCTGATGATGAGATTAAGCCGTTCGAAAAACTGGGTGCGATTGGCGGGGATGCAAGAGACTTGTCCAAAGCAATCAAGGTTATATCTGCTTCCAATACTAAGACTCTTATCATTCTAATTTCTCAGCAGAGAAATCAAATTGGCACAATGTTCACCCAGGCACAACCAACTGGAGGCTTTGCCCCTAAGTTCTATAGCAGTACGATTATAAAACTTTGGTCTAGCGACTCAGATGGTAAAGCTATCAAAGGCAAGATGCCTGTCGGGGACAAACTTATTGAGCAGAACATTGGTCGTAGGGTCATGTGGACCGTTGAGAATAATAAGCTGGGGCCACAGTCAATGAGCGGTGAATACGATTTCTTCTATCAGGGAGACCACGTGGGAGTAGACTCAGTTGGAGAAGCCGTAGACCTGGCAGAAACATATGGCATTATTGCAAAGGGTGGAGCCTGGTATACGGTTGGAGAGCAAAGACTTCAGGGGAGGCGTGCCGCTGTGGATTACTTGAGAGAAAATCCAAATGTTTATAAAAAAATTGTAGAGGATATCTATGGGTATCTTCGATGATCTAGAGGAAGATGAGTCTACAGAAGATAAACGTGAGCGAGTAGATTTTTCTGCACAGTGTCAGTCGTGCGGAAACTCGAACGAAAATAAGGCGTATAAGACTGACACTACTTTTTACTATTTAATTGAGTGCAGCAAGTGTAGTAAAGAATTTAAAATTAAAATTCCAATTGATTTCGAGCCCATGGATGAGTGAAAAATCAGAGTCCAGAAGAGATGGTGCTAGATTGGTAAAGAATTCTGGCCGCGGGCAAGTAAAGGGTGACGCTACATGGAAAGATTTTGTAGTTGATTATAAGGAATACGGAAAGTCATTTTCTATTAACCAGGACGCATGGGCGAAGATCTGTACAGATGCCATGAAGAACGATAGGAACAAGAGTCCACTGCTAAAACTGATTATTGGCACTGGACAGAAGAAGGTGCGACTTGCAGTAATAGAGTTTGCCGTGCTAGAGGATATGGTTGAAAGGTTGGAACAATTAGATGGATCAGGCTGAGGCGCTGACTTTAATCAGCGAGATCACAGAGATAAATGATATGCATGATTTCATGCAAGACGAACACCTCGACAAGGCTTTGGCGTTTATTATTAAATTGATTACAAAGCCAGATGTTCCCGCAAGCGTTGCCCCTGCACTAATCGTACAATTACAGGCGGTCAGCGCGAAATGTGCTATAATGTCTAGATACTATACATCGTATCAAAATAAGGGCCCAGAGTCCATCAAGAAGAAGAACACATATTATTCAGCGCGTGAGGCCATTGATCGCCTCGTAGATGCGCTTAAATATTCAGCGAGATTGGGTGTCTAATGGCTAGAGAAAAAAGTATTTCATCAAACGGAATGTACAAGTCAGGATCTGTTTTTGACGTAAAAGAGCTGAATAAAATTATTACAAAGGGTTACGTAGATAGTGGCAGAAAAGACGGGTACGCAAAAAAGAAGACGTTCTCTCCGTCGTCTGTTGGATATGGAAACGGAACATGTCCCCGTTTTTGGTATGGAGCATTTAATGGTGCGCACTTTGAGTATACAAAGGACCCTGTAAGTATTGCTAACATGAATAATGGAACCAAGTCTCACGAAAGAATTCAAGAGGCCCTGGAGCTATCGGGAGTTGTTGAAAAGCTTGAAAGACAACTTAAGATTGAAGATCCACCGATCATGGGATACGCGGACCTTGTAATTAAATGGAACGACGAGCTACTTGTGGGTGAGATCAAGACTACTAGCCAGGAATCTTTTGGAATTAGAAAATCTACTATGAGTGTTCCGGGATATCATAAGATTCAACTACTTCTTTATATGCATGGGTTTGGCATAGACAAGGGATTCTTCCTGTACGAGAATAAGAACACCCATAGAATACTCGTTGTCCCAATTGAAATGAATGATAACAACAAAAAAATTGTTCAGGAAACATTTGACTGGATGCGCCTAGTTAGAAAAGCTTGGGAAGATAAACAACCACCAACCAGGTCATTCGAGGAAGATTCTAAGGAATGCTCAAGTTGCCCAATTAGAAAGGCTTGTTGGGCTGGGGAGCCTGGTGTTATTGATCTACCAGTGCTGTCGGTGCCGAAGTGATAGTTTGTGCTAGGCAGGGGTGTGGGCAGAAGTTTGATAGGTCAGCCCATAACCAAAAGTATTGTTCATCAGAATGCCTTCGGGATGCTACAAACCAAAGGTTTAGGGAGAAGTATCACGAGAATAAAGCCAATGCTAACAGAGGGCCTAGATTCTGTGAGTGTGGTAGTAAGTTGAGCAAGTACAATTCTGGAGATCAATGTGCTAAGTGTGAGGCATCTACAAGGTCTAGTCGCACCAAAGAACTTCGTGATTTTATTCGGAGGCTAAGGGATTGATGAAGACCAAAGCTTCAAGCGTTATGGGAATAGATGCCTCAACAACTTCTATTGCTTTCTGTGTTCTAGAAGGAACTAGGTTAGTTAAGTTCGGTGAAATCCAATTTAAGGGTGACACTATATATGCTAGAATGCTTGACGCAAAGCGTAAGGTCAGGGCACTAAGAAGAGAGTTTGATGTAGAGTTTATTGCCATTGAAGCCGCCGTGATGGTTAGGTCTGCTGCGGTAGCAATAAAGATGGCCTACGTCTTTGGAGCCATTATGTCTGAGTTGCTGGAAAATGGATCTAAAGTTGTAGAGGTTACCCCAATTGCTTGGCAGTCTTTCATTGGAAATAAAAACTTTACTAACGTAGAGAAAGAAAGTGTTAAGAAAGACTTTCCAGGAAAGACCAAGACGTGGTATTCTAACAAGACAAGAGAACTACGCAAGCAAAAGACAATGGACTTTTTCAACGAAGAGTTTGGAGTTACTGTAAAATCTGATAATGTAAGCGATGCTATCGGTGTTGCTTGGTATGCTGCCAATAAGCTCACGGAGGTATGATGAAAAAAGATTTCTATAAGAATGAAGTTTGGCTTAGAAAAAGATACGTACTTGATAAAAAGTCCTTGGAAGAAATTGCTAAGGAATGTGGAGTATCTCATATGACTATTTTTAATTGGTTAAAAAAGTTTAACCTTATTCGTGACCCAAGGAGCTGGAAATGATTGTAGGTCTACACGGTTTTGCGCAGTCCGGCAAGGACACCATTGGAGAGGAACTTGTAGAAAAGTATGGGTTCGAGCGCCTGTCGTTTGCAGACATTATTCGAGATGCAGTATATATCTTAAACCCAATTGTTTTTCATAACCCCATGGGAGAAACTGGTAGGGTTAGAGACCTGGTAGATGAGCATGGCTGGGAATGGTGTAAGGTCCAATACCCAGAGATTCGTAGGTTGTTGCAGGTGATGGGTACAGAAGTTGGGCGGGATCTAATCTATGAGGCTATCTGGATTGATGGACTTCGTAATAAGATTCGTAATGGTGATTATGTAATCACAGATGTCCGGTTTGATAACGAAGCCGAGATGATTAGGTCTAACCGAGAAGGTTTTCTAGTTAAGATCGTCAGAGATGGAGTCGGACCAGTTAATTCTCATAAATCTGATAGCGGTTTGCCAGACGAACTCTTTGACCTGATTATAAATAACGATGGGTCTCTAGAAGAGTTTCTTGAAAGCGTGGAGAAAATCATCTCCATGAAACCCTCTACTATGGTATAATTAATATTATGCCTATGTATGAGTACAAGTGTGAAACTTGTGAAAAAGTAGCTGATGTTATCGTAAGTATTGACAAGCGTGATGATGAGATGCTATGCTCTGAGTGCGAAGGAAAGGTTTTTAGGGTGCTTACAGCTCCCGGCCTTGTCTGGGCACCAACAGCAGGAGGCTATAAGTGAGCGCACTAGGTAAAAGAGATAAGAATGGATATACACCAACCTTTCCAGAAAACTGGATTGTTGAGTATGAATTTGATTTTAATGGAAAGCCGGTTCAACCTGGAACCGTTTTAAGATTCCGTGGTCGCCAGGGTACCTTCATCTGTAAGTACAAGGTTACTCATAAGGTTACTGGAAACGAGTGGATTGATTGTCTTTCTGATAAGACTAAAGCATACTACTCAATCAAGGTTAGCGAAATCTCTAGGGTAGTTAAGCCTAAGAAACATAGACTCAAGATTGCGAATCTTTAAAAATGAGTGGAGTTCTACAACGCCCAGATGACGCACATTATGAATTAATGGAGCGTGCTGTAGAACTTAGAATTAGAGGCAAGCAGCCACGAGAGATTGCTACCGAACTGGGAATCAATCGCTATGAGGTTGATGAGCTAATGTCCGAGTGGCAATACATTATTTCTAATGACGGTCTTGCCGTAGCACGTTCCCAAGAAGCATTAGCAAATGCTGATAAGCACTATAATGATTTGATTAGAAATGCTTGGGAGATTGTTGAGCAAGCAGATAGTGTGCCTGATGATACTAAATTTATGGCGCAAAAAAATTCAGCCCTTAAGTTAATTGGAGATCTTGAGCATAAAAGATTTTCAATGCTTAAAGAGATGGGCGCTCTACAGAACAATGACATCGCATCAGAGATTGCAGAGCGGGAACGTAGAGAAGAAATTATTATGGACATTCTTAGGGATGTTATCTGTGATAAGTGTAAGCCAGAGGTCACTAGAAGACTAGCACAGCTGAATGGGCAAGTTGCGCCAATTCAGGTGGTCGTTGATGAGTCTTGATTTTTCTAGTTTCCTAAGCGCACTATCAGAGGACGAGTTTGACGAGACTCCGGTAGACCTAATAACATTTTGCTACGATACAGAATACCTTGGCCTGCCAAAACTTTCAGAGCATCAAATAACAATGCTTGAGGCAATGACTCAAATCTATAAGAAAGAAACACTTGAGAGATTATTTCCAGAAGAGCAGGCTAAGAAAAGATGGAAGCAAACGTTCCGAGAGGTTATTCTCCAGCTCGGGAAAGGGAGCGGCAAGGACTATACGTCTACGATAGCCTGCGCATACATCGTCTATCTGCTCCTTTGCTTAAGGGATCCAGCAGCCTATTACGGAAAGCCTGCGGGAGACAGCATTGACATTATTAACATAGCTATTAACTCTCAACAGGCCAAAAACGTGTTTTTCAAGGGATTTAGGTCACGCATTGAGAGGTCCCCCTGGTTTCAAGGAAAATACTCCCCTACCGCTGACGCAGTTAAATTTGATAAAGCCATTACAGTCCATTCTGGGCACTCTGAGAGGGAAGCCTGGGAGGGATATAACGTGCTTGTGGTCATCCTTGACGAGATTTCTGGTTTTGCTATGGAAAATACCAGTGGAAATACGCAGGCTAAAACTGCCTCAGATATCTATAAAATGTACTCTGCCTCAGTGTCTTCAAGATTTCCAGACTATGGAAAGGTACTTCTCCTTTCGTTCCCTAGATTCAAGAACGACTTCATTCAACAACGATATGAGGCTGCCGTGGGGGATAGAGAAATAGTTCACCGAACAAAAAATTTAGTGGTTAATCCAGACCTTCCAGAAACTGATCCAGAAAACATAATAAGCATTGAATGGACAGAAGATCATATCGTAACCTACAGGCAAGCTCGCACCTTTGCTTTGCGTAGACCAACTTGGGAAGTAAACCCTCTTAGAAAAATTGAAGAGTTTACTCAAGACTTTTATAATGATTACGAGGACGCGCTTTCGAGATTTGCTTGCATGCCTCCAGACTCTATTGATGGATTCTTTAAGTCCAGGGAGAAAGTTGAAAGAGCCTTCAATAGTAATCAGTGGAACATATCTGAGAAGGGTTTGCTTGCACCACAGTTTAAGCCGGTAGAAGGAAAGAAGT